CTGAGCTTTGAGCGCCCGCGTCACCGAGCGCTGCTTGGCCAGTGTGATGACCGTGTTGACCGCGTTACGAGCCGACCCGTTTGCATAAAAGACGTTCGTTCCGCCCTTCACCGCATTGTAGGTGATCATCTCCATAGTCAGCCCAGCGTCTTCGCCCAGCAGCATGGATATATCCTGAAGCACAGGATCTTCCGAGTTGTCGGAAATCAGGTCTGTGATCTCAACAGACCGGCCATACTGCTTGAGTGTGACTTCCACGTCCTCATAGCCAAATTGAGTGGCCGATGGCGTAACGCCTTCCTGCAGCGGCACGGTCGAAACAGTGAACGGAACCGGGCGACGAAACTTGATCGTACGGGTCTTGTTCTTTGGGATTGGCCGGGATTGGCCGAGTTTCTGCAAAACCATAACTGGCTCTGCGTGCTTGAGCATATCAGCCGCGAGATAACCCGCGGTACGATTGCCAATATCACCAAACTTTGTCTGGGTCATTTGGGTCTACCTCTATTTGGAGGCGCGTGCGTGAAAAGCTGACGAGAAGTCGTCTGGTACCCGGTCATTCGCCGGAGCACCATTGTTCGAAGATGGGCCATCAGCCGCATCCGAACGCGCTTTTCTGCGCCTCTCGATTTCTTTGGGATCGGTCTTATCGACCGACGGTTCAGGTTCAGGCGTGCCAACGCCTTGCTGCTTTGCCCATGTCCGGTAGTTTTCCAAAATAGTGACCACATCGGAACCGTTCGTGATGGTCGTCCCGTTCTTCTCAACGGCGGCTCTCACGTATGGCGGCGACTGGGCATACCAATCGGCAAAACTTTCTGTTTTGGTGATGTCTTCATAATCGGGGAAAACGTCGAGCACTATCTGATGTTCCGCTTGCGCCCGGTCGGTGTTCCGATCATTGGACAGCAACCCAAGCTCACGTTTCAGATGGTCGTTCTCTTCCGCGATTTTCAGCATCGCTGGACCGAAGCTCTTTTCCAAGCTTTCAGCCAAGTCAGGGTAAAGCTCTCTTATCTCGTTAAACTCTGTTGACTTGAACACGCCCGTGACGGGGGAGTCCGCGTCGTCATCGTTTGGGGTTGTGGCAGTCTCCATTTCAGAGAGTGCATGCTCCAGGCTGGTCTTGCGACCTCGCATGGAATTCACATCATTGGTTAGCTTTTTCTTCTCAGCCGCGAGGGTGGCGATGTCCTCCGCAACACTCTCGGCTGTAGGCCCGTCTTCAGCACTTGGCTGATTGGCGGCTTTAGCATCATGATCCACTGAGGCGCTTTGCTGCGGCTCTGGGTCAGCACTTAAGGTGCCATCATCTTCAGCGGCTTTATTGGCTGATTGGTCAACTTCTGACGAAGCCGCCTCTGCGTCGAGTGCGGGGTCAATGACCTCGGGCTCCGTCGAGCCTTGGGTATCGCCTTGCGCAGCCGAAGCGAATGCTTCAGAAAACGGTGTCTCTCCATCTTCAATTTTCTCATCAGCCATTGGTAGTCCTCGTTGTGAAGCAAGCTCAAAGCTCGTAGGTATCGCTTTCTACGGCCACGCTCGGTTCAGTTGGTTCAAACGTATCCAGCACTTTTCGCGCCGCTGCGATCTGGCCGCGCGAGTAATTCGTTTCAGGTTCTGTCAGTGAGATGCTTTCAAGGCGGGTGTGTTCCACCTCGATCATTGTCAAAAGCGACTTCTTGACGGCAATCCACGCCGCGCTGTTGGTGTCGAACATCGCTACAGCGTGCCGCCGCCGCCATGCGTCGAGGCGGGTGTCAATGCGGCTTCAACTGCCAGTTTGCGCTCAGAGCTGTCCCTGTCGGCCTGCTTGTCGGTCATTCTTGCCCGGATGTCTTCAAGCTGCATGTTTTGCTTCTCAGCCAGAGAGAGCATTGCGATCTCTTTGTCGATGCCAGCAATGGTGAGCTTTGTTTCAGAGTCCAGCTGGGCTATCTGCATCTTGATCTGCTCTGGCGAAACCTCTGGCGTTTGTCCTTCTGCTGCGGCCCGCTCGTCTTCCTGCTGCTTCTTGATCTCTCCATCGCTCAGGAAAAATTCGTCGGGGGGCAACATGTGCGTTTCGAGTATCTTGCGCGCCAACGCAGTCTTCCTGATGCCAACTCCGATTTCAGGATCGTTCCCGAACGTCGCCATGAAGGTCATCAGGTTCTGGCCCTGAATATCCTTCACCAACAGCACCGACGAACCACGAGCCACGACGTCAAAGTCGCCCTTGATGTCCTCCCGGTCCGAGTTCTGCATATTCCAGTCATAGGCGCGGCGCACCGTCGGGGTTGTCATGTCCCGATCAAAGGCCTTCACGACCCGCCGGAACACCACGTTTGCAGCATTCATCAGCATGGCCATGCCACCCTGCGTCTGGGTGATGTGGGCTGCCTGATCCCCCTGGGCGATCAAAGGCATGTTGATTTCCTGGTCAACAAAACCAATCGCCATCTGGATGATGTTGGCAAATTGCGCCTGATTGTTTGGTATGTCGAAGGTCTCGAACGCGGCGCCTGATACTCCCGGCTTGCGTAACCAGACCTTTTTGGGAGTCAAGTCGTAGGTACCGTCAGCCGGTACGAGAACCTCTTTGTTAATTATGAATTGGGGGCCAGCCGACAATCCGCCGTTTTCCATCATCATGCGCCAAGCAGCGTTCGCGGCCCGCTGGCTGTCGTGCATGATTGCCGGGACACCAAAGCCGAAGGGGCCTGTCTCTTCCCGTTCAAAGTTGAATACCGAATACAGGCAGTCTTCAGTTTCTAGTGGGTGAGGACCGACCTTCAGCAATCTGTTCTGGCAAAAGAAGACAACGACCTCAAATTCATCTGTTGAGTGACTTTCATCGGTCAGACCGTAGACACTAACATCTTCATCACTGCCTTCAGTCAGATCACGCAGCTCTTGTGCGTTGACCGGGCCATGGTATTCCCAGACCTCAAAATAGCTCTTGTTGATCGACCCTTGGTTTTCCGAGACATCGCGCAAGTTGGCGACATAGTTGGGGGCTTTCCCTTGTGCCCCTTCCTCCAACAAATCCCGCAGGACTTCCTTGCTAAATCCTCTGCGCCTTCCAAGGCGTCTCAGCTCGCGCCGGTTTAGGGGATGCCGCTCGAACGTGGACTCATACTGATCTACCGTCCGGGCATCCATGTCAGGGAAGAAATTCCACGGATCGACACGTACATAATCGGGCTGTTGAATCTCGGTTGCATCAAGAACGTGTAGCGCCTGCCCCTCGCCGCCCTGCGGAACCCAGTTCTTCTTCTGCCGGTGGCGGGTCAGTGGCCCCTTCAAGACGCCCGTCCCCAACTTCACGGCGTCCTCAATAACCTCTTCACAGGCCGCCTGATACCGTGCTTCGCGAAACTGATCGTCAATCACAAGAGCCATCGTCTCAGCGCGCTCACGCGCCTCACGCATGACCTTGTTGGCCTCTTCCTGCTCGTTGGCTTCCTGGTTTCCCTGGTCAACAATCTGTTGCGCTTGGCCAGGATCACCTTGCGTCAATGCCTTGTTGGCTTCCTTGACCCGCTCCTCGACCTCTGGCCCCTGACCGGTGTTTTGCAACGATGGGACCGGAGTGGGCTTAATCCCCCAATTTCGGTCATCGGTCGGAAACAACAGGTCACTGAGACGCGCCGCCCATGTATGGGTCCGCGCCCTGGTCAGGCCAATAAACAGCTTTGACTTCTTGTTGTCTGCGTCGAGAGCCTTCTGTGTCGCCTCGTCATATTTCCCGTGATAATGGCGAAGGTCGCGCAACCAGCGTTCTTCGACAAATGTCCTGAGCCTCACCCGCTCTTGAGATTCGCCATCGAGGCGACCAATCGCCATGGTCAAGCCCTCAGTTGGGTTTGAACTCGTTGGGCTATCGGCCATGTCAGTACCCTGCCGCCCTGTCAGCGATGACAGTCGGCCCGACGGGTATGTCCGCAGGCTCTGTCGCGGCAATTGCTCGACCGCTCATCACCAAATATCTCAAATCGTCCATAAGGTGATCGTCTTTCTTCACAATTTTGCCGTTCTCATCGCGCCGATACAGGCGGTATTCCGTCATGAAATAGCGCAATGTCGAAAACACCTTGATCCGTCCCGTTGACAGGCGCTGCCACACTTCATAGATGCCAGCCTCTACAGCGTTGTTCGCGGGTCGCAGGTCCAGCCCAAGCGTCCGATAGGTATCCATGAGCGCTTCACCATCGTTCTGTGATCGCCCGCGAGCCGCTGGGTCAATCACCCCGGGTATCCACCCACCGCGCGCTGAAATCGCGTTCGCATGAATGCTGGGAACTTCCTTCCCCTGATAGTGCTCTGAATACAAATAGAGGCAGTCGGAACTTCGATCGATCGCGCCCCAAAGCGCTGCGGTTTTGTTCCACCCCACATCAAGCGCATAGGCCCGTGGCCAATACGCTGGGATTTGAAACGGCTTCACCTCAAACTCAGAAGGGTCAATCGGATAGATCGCGCCAGACCCGAGTGATGGCGTTCCCTTGGACCGGGCTTGACGCTGATGAACTGGCATGGCCCGATAAAGTTCTGTCTTCGTCTTCTCATCAAGATGGGGAACATCCTCCCAGCCACAGTCGACGCGGTATCGGGATGGCGTGATTTCAGGCACCAGCGCTAGACCTTCACCAATTCACGGCCACCGCTTACGCCGTCAATGATCCGAACGCCGGGAACGAGGGTCAGCGCCTCCGCGACGGCGTAGGAGCCATCCAAGTTTCTTTGCTGCGTCGTGACCTGCCAAACACCCGATACCGTTGATTTCCATGGCTTTGGTGGACTTCATCCAGCCTTCGTCTTGGGAAGACGCTTTACAGATCAACCGGAAGGCATCGCCGTTCCCAACAACCTTGATATCAACGACGTTCTTATGTGCGCCGGAGATGTCTGAGTTGTGAAGGGTCTTTTCAGTTGGCAAAACAACTTCATTCATGGGGCTTTCCTTAGTCGAGCCGCATCTCTTGCGGCATATATTCGAGAACCATGGGCGACAGGCCTTCAAGCGCCGTCCAAGTGACGAGAATAATTCCATCGGTTGTTGCCGTTCTGATTAGACATTCTGAATAGATGTCGAGAGGCACCTCTTCATCGCACCAGATGCCATGCTTTTCCGTCCCCTCGAACGACCCACGACCCTGCTGATAGGACTTCAGCCCAAGCCGTGACCATTCGCCGGTGACATGCTTGACTTTGATCGTATCGAGTAGATCTGGGACGCCAGCCTTCCAGGTCGGTTTTCCGAGCAGATCGCCGGGGATCAACCCCCTACCATCGACAGACTTGCGGCCCGTCTTGCCCAGCACCGCTCCCAGCATGGTCTTTTGAATGATGTCGCGCGTTGTTTCGTTCGTCTTGCCCGCGGCCCACCATTCAACCGGATGATCGAAACGCCGCCCTGTCCACCAGTCTGGATAAAGACCGGTCAGATGGCACGTTGTCTCATACCCGCCCATTCCAAGCGTCTTTCCGACTCGGTTGGCGCACATAGCCCCGCGTTCTCGATATTTCGCGCCAGCGTTGAAAAACTCCATGTGCTTTGGGTAAAGCTCACGCCTCAGAGGCCCCGTCTCTGGGTACAGCTCGAAGAACTGCCGGCGCTTCTTACGCTCCTTCGCCTCCTCCAGAATTTCGCAGACGCTAATTAATTGTTCGCGGTCCAGACTTTTCAGTTGATCCGCTAAGGACGGCAAGGAGGGTGGGGTTTTTTTCGAGGATGCCTTCAATCTGGTCAATCAACTGCTCGTCTGTTTGATCGGCGTAGTGAGTGTGCTCGTGCTTGTGAAGGTGCACGTCGCTAGTCATTAGGCCGAGTATGCGTGACAGCGTTGCCAAGGCAGGTAGGCGTTTTTCAAACTTGATTGCGAATTGCTGCTTACCGGCTTTGTCGGTCGTCATCGTGATCTCTTGGATCATCATTGCCGTGGCCGGTGTGATTTTGGCTGGGTCAAGAATGAATTTGCCACCTTCAAACGCGCCCAGGTCCAGCATCGTGCCGAAAGCTATGTTGCCAAGCCCGCCGATCAGCCGTTCAGCGTCTATAATCTGCTCAGGCTCCTTATCCACCTCCGTCAGAGCCTTGCGACGAGCGATCTCCCCGATCACCCAGGCATCCTTGGCGAGAAGCCGTGAGGCTTGCTGGTGCGATGATTTCTCGGCGTATCCCGCACGCACCGCCGCTGCGCCTTGATCTTCAAAACCCCCTTTGAACATCTCATCAACGAACCGTGCCTTGATCGCCGTGCGCTTACCCGGCTTTTTCGCAGACTTCTTCGCGGTCATAAATTAGCGCTCCCAACCATGCCAAATGAATAAGTGCCCCGCCCCCCGGGAGGAGGTCAGAAGGCGGGACGCGCGAAACCCCATCGCGCACCAGGCTCACCGCGAGAGTGTGCCGGTCTGAATTTCTACTTTTGCGTGTGCAAAACGGGCCGAATTGACCATTTGAGGGTCTTAGCCCGGTGATCGGAGAGACTTTCCAGCAACCTATGCGTGAACGCACCGCTCGCCCGTCATGTTCCAGACACCGCCGGTCTTGGAGCCCTTCTTCGTATTACATCCCTCACACAACACTTGAGTATTATCAAAGTGGTCCGCACCACCCTTTGATAACGGGCGCACATGATCCAGCGTGGCTGGGGTTCCTATCTGGCGTTTTCGGTTCACCAGCGTGCAACCACAACATTTGCAGACGCCGTTCTGCTGTAAAAAACGCTTTCTCCGCCAGTTCCTGCGCCTCATTCTCGCCGAATAGGAGCCCATTCCCGGATCAATTGATTTTTTCAAGGACGCCCCCTGCGCTCGCCCGCGAGCCGGACCGGCCAGTGATGTTGTCTCCCGCACCTGCGCCACTCAATCACGTCACCATCCCGATCAACGCGGTGAAACGGTATCCCGGGCTCCTCACATGTGTGGCAGAAGCCGGGGGTGTGCTTAGGCAACTTCTTATGTCACGCCGCAGCGCGTACATCCGGTGTGTTTGTCATAAGTCGGCCAGGTTCTTTAATCCGGTCAACCGTGGCCCCGCTGCCGTTCATGACGTAACAGCGGTCCCATGTGTGGTCCACGCCCGCCACCATCACCTTGCTGATACTGCCGATGATGAAAGTTACTTCCTCACCGTCTTGGGTCAGGATCATCTCAACGTGATCGCCACGATCATGTGCGACGTAACTATCCGCACCAACCAGGCTGTGCACATCGCTGCCCCCGCTATCCAAATTTCCGTCTGGAACGGTCTTCTCAAATCTCAGTGTAAACATGGTCGTTCCTTCTTCTGCTAAAGCGCCCTCTCGGGCATGAAAAAACCCGCCTGACCGTTAGGCCCTGCGGGGTAGCGTGCAACTTGTTGCTTTGATCCAGAGGCTAACCTGGTTTCAAGAGTATTTGGCCGGAGTACACCGGACTTCCTGGGGTCGAACCCGTGCGGAGCCAACCCGCAATATTGCCGCGTTCCAAGTTGTCGCCAGAATCAAAAAGCGCCCCCGTTTACGGTAGGCGCAAATCACTGACATTGCACATACTTGCCGAATGTCCCGCAAAGCGTCAACCCCTAGTTTCACAACTATCGTCCGACCCCAGATTTTGTGGCGTGCCCCGTCACCTCGGCCAGCCGTTCAAGCGCGTTTCTGACTGTCTGCGGTATGCGTTTCTCAGCCCACGGACTAGGCCGGTCAGAGGGATAGACCCTCGCTCCCTTCCGCCTGATCTGCTCCAGCCCCATGTCCTGTGTGCACAGCCAATCGACAATCGAGGCGTCTCTATCGCTCAGCTCGTTATAAACCCGGTTCACGAACTCAATCGCGAGGATGCGTGTCAGGGTGAACGGGTCAGACCCCCCTCCACCGCCCGCGTCGGGGTCATATGTCACTTGTGGGCTGCTGCCCGACTGATCCGCCAAACGGCAGTACAGGCTCGCTGCCTGGTACTGGTGCGGCTCAATCACGCCTCGGCTCGCCAGGTACTCAAGGGCTGACACCGCGTTATTCTTCGGAACCCGGTGCTTTTCACTGTCCAGGTCCGTCTTCACATACTCAAGCGCCAGCTTTGCCCCGTCCCGGCCCGCCTTCATGTCAGGCTCAGCCTTCACGCGCTCCATTGCATCGGCAACCCACTGGGCCTTGGCACATTTCCCGCATTTCAGCCGCAATCCGATGCCGTGAACACACTCGGCAGGCTTCTCGTCATCCTTGAGTTTCGCTGTCGTTTTCATGCTGTCCTCGTCTTAACAGGGCTTAACCGTCCCGATGTCGGGATTTACCTTCGCAATCCAATCGCCGCTTTATCCCTCACCCTCGTGTAGCTGCCAGTCAGTGGCGAGGACAGCCTCTACTGCGAACGCACTACTGTTACGAGGAGGGCGCGGGTCACCAAAGACCCCTTCCACGATGCGACCTTCCAACATGAAACACACCCACCCAACAGGCAGCCAATCATCCCTACACACCTTCTCCCCCGCCTTCATCTTGCCCAATGCCCACTCGAAAGTATGAGGCTCGGCAATGACGGGAAACCAAGCAAACCATCGGTGCCAACTACGAACACCTCCGGCGCCCACGTCCAGCCCATCCTCTTTTTTCCCGGCCTGCTCGCACCATGCTCTTGATATTTTCATGCACTTTCTCCCTCGTGATCCAGAGACACACCACAGTCAAAACACGAGTGTGATACGCGCGTCTCGGTGTTGTACTTCTCGACAATCTTAAGTTGGCGGGAGTGCGAACAAGTTTCCTTGGGTTCTGTCCTCATCTACTCCGCCCCCTCTACTGAAAGATTGAGAAGTCCGACAACAAGCTCAGCCACCTTGTGGGACGAATTGCTCGAAAACCCGATATTCTCAAGGATCAACAGCGCGATATCGTCAATCTGCTCCCGGCTTACCTTCCCCTCATTGGGGGAGGTGGTGAGAAGCTGCGCATAGGCGTCCTCATCTTGACCGAAGAAGATGCTATCCATATCTTCTGTGGGAATTATTGGGACGATGGCGAATTTTGTCATTCGAGGTAAACTCCCACGGCATTCGCTCGTAGCTCGGTATCAAGCCCCTGTTCACAGATCACTCGAACCTTCTTTAAAGGCGTGTCTTCCAAAAACCCGCCGACGATCTCCAGGTCACCAAAGTCACGTTTGATCTCATCAAGCCGATATTCGAGTTCGCTGATATCCATCGTCTCAATCCTTTTGTTTGTTCCTGTTGCTCATCAATGCCCTGCGCTGGGCTCGGTTCATGCCTTCAAACAGCTTGGGGGCTTCCCTCGCGCGTCGCCTGATTTCCTCGTTTAATGGATCGTGCTGGAATATGTTTGGATGCCGTCGAAGTGTTTCAGCTATAGCCGCGCTCAACATTCCTTTGCCTTTGACAAAAGCGTCAGTCATGTGTCCTTACCTCCATAATTTGGATGCAATTTGCCCTCGGCAGTTAGAAACCCCTCATCAATTAAAGACTGACGAGCATATTCTGGGTCGCGCTTGCACTTTTCACTGTGGTCCCTAATCATTTGCAAAATGGCTTTGCGGCGCTCGTCGTCAGTCATCCCTTCTCCCCCTGTGGAGGTGAGGGGAGCGGCGGAGTTGGTTTCCACGCATAAAAGGTGCTTCGTATGCGATCCATGCGCACGTCCATTAGGAAATGCCCCCCTAGACACTGACACACCTCCGTCACCATGTTGGCCCCAAAGTCATTGACGTAGGCACCAACAAATATTTCCTGCACCATGCCTTCACCTGCAATAAACGAAGGCGCTTTGCTCATATCGAAGCACCACCCATCCCCTACCGCATCACCGAGCGCATCAAGGTAGGCAGAGAGGGCGGCTAGGTCGAAGAAGTGTTGGACATAAGCGACCGCATGTTGCGTCACAGTCCTGTCAAACGCGGCCCGCATTTTGTTGAAGGTTTCATCTTCGCTGTCACCGGCAGTTGCTTTGACAGAACAAACGCCCATCCCTTTAGGGCGGCAGAAAAAACGAACCTCTGGAAAGCCTTCGTCACTCTCCGCCGGCATCGCAACAATCTGACCCTTTTCTTCGTCTTCAAATATCTTGCAAAAGTCCCCCATCTACTTGCCCTCCGCTGCTGCAAGAAGGGCGGCAGAGAGGGCGGCTTTCAGTGCGCCGGGGGGTATGTCTCGCATGGGATTGCCGTCAATCAGCAACGCTTGAATATCGGGGTCTATGTTGCCCTCTGCCAGCGCCATAGTTGCAGCGGCAACCATCTCATCGCTGATCTTGTCTGCGAGGGCGTTTGCAGCCGCGCCAGCCATTTCAACGCAGGTCGGCTGGGACTGGCAGTCTTTCACCGAACAGCCTGCAAGCTCGTAACAGGGCTTGTCACTCGCCTCTGCACAGCGTCCTTCGCAGATCGCCCGCGCCATTGCTTCTATTGGGGTCATTTGTGCCTCCCCATCTTGAGTTTCACCGCTGGTGGCGTCGTGCGGCCTGCAATCATTTCCCTGGTGTAATTACACTCGTTGCACATCGCCCTTTCGACATATGCCGGGTCTCTAAGCGTCTTCCCCTTCCTTGCCTCGTATGTCCCGCACACGCAGCGGACAACCCACGCAGCGCTGCCAGACCTGCTATTTTTGCGCGCCGAAAGGCCGATAACAGTGAGCCTACCAACCTGCTTTCCTGTGAGGTCTTCCATGCACTCCGGCACAGCCCGGATTGGCAGGGGGGCACCGGAAACTAAATCATGGTCTCCGTGCGTTTTCTGCCTTGGCACGAAATGCTCACCACTACCCGTAACGGCGGCGGCGGTTTTGTCCTGCGGGGACGACGCCAACAGAGCGTCCCAATTTGTGGTCATTGGGTCACTCCCATCATGTTTGTGAGTATCCAGGTCGCACCCGGCTCACCAGCGAGTGCAAACGCATAAAACCAACACGCCGTAGCGACCACAGAGGCCACCACAAGGGCGAGAGCGAATGGTGCATGTTTCATGGTCCCACCTGCGACATAGCGGTCAGGCGCTGTCTGTCGTCCGGGGAGAGGCTGTAGCCGAGCCCGTGAGTGTTCTTCACGACAATGCCAAAGGGCCGAAGTTTTGCGCGCAGGTGGCTTATCAGCACTCTGACGACGTTGCATTCCGGTTCGTCGCCATACCGATCCCGATACAGGCAGAGCATCAAGGCCTGCACGGACACTATTTCCCGACGGCGGAGGGCTTGCAGAATGATTGTCTCTGAGCCCGTCAACTTAAACCTCGCAGGCGGCGCCCAGTCGGTGTCGATCAGCGCAGCCTTAAGCTCCTTCACTTGTTCGGTGAGCTGGAATACTTGGTCCTCAAGGCGTTCGACCTGGGTCATTCCCCGTCCCCGGTTTTTCCCGACGTCGGGAGTGCGTGGGGGTCTGACATGCCCATCGTTTGAGCGTGGTTCCGTGCCCAGTCCGCCCCGGTTTTACGTGTTGCTTCGTCAGGGCGATTGTCTGGCTCTGGTGGCCGGCACCGCCGCTCAATCTCCGCTTTCGTGATCGTCAACCGCCGGTAATGCGGATCTGCCAGCTCTTTCAGAGCCCCGACGTTCGGAAACCACTTGGAGGATGCCTTGCTGTGCCAGTCGGTAATGGCGCTTTTCAACACGTCCACCGGGAAGGCCCGCAACAATTCGATGTAGGGCGTGTACAAATGCTTGAACTCCGCCGCTGAATAATTTGGACGGTAGTAGTGCAGGCCCAACGCCTTCAGCAGCACCACGATTTCTGTCGGCGTTGCAGGGACAAGCCGCGCGTTGACCTCAGTAAGCCCAGCTTTCAACTGCGCATCGGTCGCGGGAACCGTCTCATTAGCCAAACGACTCAGCTGCCGCGAGGAGTCCGGCAGCATCGTCTTGGTTTTTACTAGGTTTTGACCTGACATTTGAAATCTCCGGCAGTGGTGCTTCTCGTTCGGCCTTGGCCTGGGCAATCGCGCGGGTGAAATATCCCCATCCATGAATGCCGCCCGGTGGCTGGCGGTCAGTGAGGCGTTTGACGGTTGGCAGAATGTCCTGCTCAAAGTCGCAGCCGTTGGCTATCCAGCCGCTCAGGGCGGACATGTTCGCGAAATTCGTGGCGGTGAGGTCCAGCTTCTCGGCAGCAACCTCGCTCAGCCGGTCGCACATCCAACCAAACGATCTTTCCGGCGCAGCTGCTGCTGACTCTTTCTGACTTCTGACTTCTGACTTCTGACTATGTGGGGGCGTTTGAATTTCCAAGTCATTGTTTTTATTGATGTCGACGACTTTTTCAGCGTTATTATCTTTTCGGTTCGGCGTTGTTTTCTCGTCTTTTCGAGCACTTCTCGAACGGTTCTCGATCTCTTTATCTGCCCGAGAGTTCGAGATCATTCCGTTATCAGATGAAATTTTGCCAAGTTCAATCAAGCGAACGCGGATCACGTTCCACTTTCTTACCGAGCAACCACACACCCCGGCGATGTATCTTGGTTCGTCTGGGATGCTTCCGTTGCGGTCGTAAATTAGATCAAGAATTATGCTGTAAGCGCCCTTTTCCTCAAGGGACATGCCAAGCGTGCCAGCAACAAAATCAGCGCCATATCGTTTGTACCAAGGCTTGCTGCTCATACGGCGCATCCCTCCGGCATCTTATTGCCCTTCAACAAATTGCACTTGCTACAGAGGGTTTGGAGGTTTTCTAGAGTTGTAGGGCCACCATGTGATTCCGGGATCACATGGTCCGCGTGCAGCCCGAGATAACTCCCACAGGTGATGCAACGGTATGCATCACGTTCGAATACTTGTGTGCGTAGCCGTTGGGGTATCTTGTCTTTAAATTTCCGAGTAGATTTACTAGTTATTTGCCGGTATTGCTCAATTTGGTATTCAGTCGAAAACCGATCATCCGGCGCGCCAGAATGAGCCATTACGTAGTGGTGAGCTAGCAGCTTCGTGCAGTCACCACAAACCCCCATATCGTGATAGTCGGTCTCGATAACAAAAGAAGCTTTACAAAAAATGCAGGATTCTTTGGCGGGCTGTTTCAACGCCCATGTGCACGCCTGAAAGCTCATGGGTCTTCCCCAATCTGCACGGTCTGCATGTTCTGGATGATGTCGAACACGCTGTCAGCGCAGGTTCGAGCGTCATTGTGTATCTCGCTGCCCGTGAACCGAAGGACGTGATACCCAGCGGCGGCAAGCGTGCGGTCGCGGCTCTTATCTCGCTTCGCTTGCTCCTTCGTTTTCTCGTGGAAATCGTGCCCGTCGCATTCCACAACAATCCGGCAAGTTTGCCCTTTTGCTTCCACACATGGGTCAACAGCCAAAACAACGAAATCCGCGCGGAATCGCCCTATAGTTTGTTGTGGGTAGACACCTACAAAGCTATTAACCCCAGGAGCAACCCCGTGATTTAGGTGCTTATTGTGGTCCAAATCAACATGTAAGAGTGCAAGGGCGGCCCCGACCGAACTGTATCCGGAATAGAACTCGCCAGATGCTTGACTTGTGCACAGCGCCATTCCCATCAACAATTCTATTGGGCTTTCGCATACTGCAGATAACCTTCTATGGCACCGCTCCCAGTAAGCATCAACCTCTGATACTTGTTCATCGCGCCACTGCCGACGCATCTCATCCATTGGTTTACTCACAGCCCCAACCTCGCTACCACGGCGTTCACACGCCCAGCAAACGCCGCATCGGTCAGCAGCTTGCGCCGCCCCGCCTTGGCGTTGTGAAGGACGGTTGTGTGGTCATCGCGCCCCATTGCTTTGGCAATTGCCGGGCTGGAAAAGGTGGTGTGCTTGCGAAGCAGGTATGCTGCGACCTGGCGGGCCGTCACAAAGCGTTGTGGCCGCGCCCGGCACATTATCGCCTCAACCGTGACACCGCACTCAGCAGCCGACTGTCGGATTATTTGCGCCATGAGGGATGAGGTTTTGACGTTGATGATGTCACGCATCGGACACCGCCGTTCCACGTGAAACGTTATCCCCGTTATCCACAGCTTGCTTGAACGGCGTCCCGTCGGCGTTGAAGGTGCTAATCACCCCTTTGCCGGAAATCACGACCCGGACTTCCTTGCCCCGCTCCGCCCAATATTGCTCGATGGCACATTTCGCGCTGGCATTTGTGTAGCGATGGGCCAACCCTCTAACGGGTGCCTTCCACGACGCTGGCCGGCGCCCTGAGAGGTTATCTCCCCACCCCGTTGCTGAGCCGTCTGAAAATACAAACCGCCTGGAGCCGCCCCGTCGTTCGATTATGAGGTAGCCGCCTTTTACCAGCCGCGTGAATATCGAACCCGCTGAGCTGGTCAACAATCCGCAGGCTTCCATGATGGCGTCATTGCGGGGCGCAGGGCGACCAATGAACGTGCCTAGATACGTCAACGCCTGTAGATGGGTGGGCATCGGTTTATCCATTGCGGCGCTCCTGGAATAGTTCCCAAAGAAGCCCTGCCAAAGGCAACGGCCATACAAGAACCGCAATACACGCGCGCCGTAGGTAAACGGATGTGTTGGCCCCTTGCTCTCGCTGGTAAGAAAACACCCAGCCCCCAACGAAGCACCCCACACACGCATAGGCCCAAGCTAGATTGATTAGGAGATCACTCATTGGGCTGCCCCCATGGTCCGGGGTTTTGTGGAATTACGAGCAAACCCAATTCAACCTCTGCTCTGGCTACTGCCGCTCTGGCGGGGGCTCCCATTGCGAGCAAAGCTGTGCCTGTACTTGGAGATCCGCCCAATGTTCCGTCGGGTCGTTCAAACTTCACCTTTGGGCTGACAAACAGAATACTGTCCACTTTACGGGCGACCTCTAAAAACCACGGGGCACTCGTCCGGTCCGGCACCAGTGCAACGCCGTTTTGATGGCCGCAAAACTTTTGTAGCCACGGGCGCAATTGATTACGCCCTCCGAAAGGCGGGTTCATCCAAACAAACCCATGCCAATCCTTTTCAAGTGCGCCACTCGTAAGCTTGCCCCGGCATGGAACGTGGGTCTCATTTGGAGGCGAAGCCACATCAAGATCAAACTCACAACCCAATGCATCAAAAATGTATTTTGGCGTGTACCATTCGTTTGTTTCGCCGGATGCTTCCCAATGGCCCATCACACCACCCCCTCTGGTTGATCATCTACGAAACCAAGTGCTGACGGGTTGGGATGCCGGGCTATCTCTTGGAACTGAGAGATGTCGGTTTTCTTTTCGACAACGGGGCGGAAGCGGGAGGCAAGGTATGGGGTCTCTCCCCCCCAGAAAGGGTAGTGCTTGCGATAAATCTCTTCGGTCCAGATACACAATTCAGCCCCCAACTCCAGCCCCGGCGGATCCACCACCGCCACACCCCTCACTGTGTACACACGCCCCTCCGTCAAGCCGTTCATACAAGAGTTGAAACCTGTCCGCCCTTGGGGAAAAGCATCAACACAAACAACCTTCTGTCCTACTGTGAACATGATCGAGCCTCCTTGGCGGCCTGCACCCGCTGTTCCCGCTTTGCCTTGTATATGAATGCGAATAGCTCGGTCTGTGCTTTGCGAAACCCACCCGTCTGGTGGAGGCGATGGTGTTCAGCCAGCTCCGCTCGTTCAATGATTCCGCGCTCGTATGGTGAGAGGCGGTTGTGTGCGAAAAGGTCTGTCTCGCTCATTCAATCGTCCCCGCATGAGGGATTGACGTTACCTCGCCGTTAACTTCCGCATACGGATCATTCCTCGCTGGTGTGATCCATTTCCCCAGTCGGAGAAGTTTCTCTGCAATCCAAAGCCGTATCACCCGCATCTCGTAATCCCCTCAGCGCCGTTTCGGCGGCTTGTCGTGCCATCGCGGTTTTGCGTTCCTGAGTGGCCTCAAGGCGCGAATACCGTTCTTGCAGGTTGATAAATAGGTGCGCGGGGATACTGGCCAGATCGCCGTACCAGAGCCGTTTGCCCTGACTGCGACTCAATCCAACACGCCGCGCAGCGCGTTGAATGCCATGTTCAACCGGCTCACCCCACTTGGGCTTGCCAGCCAGCGCACGGAACCAACCCTGCGCGATTTCAACTGTGGTTTCGGCCGTACTCATGCCAAACCCCTTCTTTGATTTTCCCGCCTCGCGGGATGAACTCGACCGCATAACGCAACACCTTCCCTGTCAGTCTTTCCATGCAGAACGGAACGGAAGGAGTTTTGGAAATGCGCCATATCGGCGAGATACTTGGAGAAATCGGCGTGACGGACGGGAGCCGAGCGAAGGAAACCCCCGTCCATCACTTCCCGCACAGTCGGTGGGATGCTGACCGGGGGAATAAAAACCTGCGATTGGTCTGCCTGAACGGCAAACGAGTGTGAAGCGAGGGGTGGGGTCATTGCGCCCTACCCCTAAACACGATTGACGGAGCAAGATATGTTGAGCAATAGTTGTTGCGCGTCGGCGTACCACCACCGACGCGCGATACCACCCGGTTCAACTTTGAAGGAACCACCGAATGGAAACCCTGTTTGGCAAATTTCTTGCCGACATCGCCAATCTGGCGGGAGAGAAGTGGTATTCGGCTATGGGGCTTATCGGACTTTTGGTTTTCGCCTACGTGTTGCTGTTTGGAACAGCGCAGGACGATATTCTGGTCGCCGCTATCAGCATGGCCATGATGGGCGTCGGATTTGGCGAAGCAGAGACACGTTCCCTGCGGCAGGAATTTACCAAACACCTCGGACGTTCGCTGGTCGCTACCACCAAGGTGCGACAACAGAACCCGAGAAGCGTCATCCTGTTTATCTTTGGTGCCACCGCCGTTTGTGCAGCTATCGCACGGGCTATCTACATTCTGTAGCATCCGCCCTACCCCTCTGCCTGTTGGGGCTGGGTAGCTTTGCTTTCAGCATCAAATTGAAAACCACGCGGAATGGTCGCGTCCAACTTTGAGATTGTTTCAAATGTCGGGTTTGTTCTTCGATCCAGTGCGCTATCAGCGGTTGACCTGCGGATACCCGCAGCCCTCACTGACCCAGCCAATTCCTTGGGGAACTGTTGAAAATAGGCCCGCACTCGGTTCAATGCTTTTTCGGTTTGTGTGCTCATGTGCAATTATTAGTACGGTAGTTCGTACTTTTCAAGCACAAAATGTACGATAGTTCGTCATGGCAAGATTCAGTGAATCCGTATTTTCTACGCCCATGACAAAAAGAGCCGAAATAGAGCGCCGTAGGACAGCCTTCAGAGCGTTTGTTGAAGGGCGCGGATACAACGTCCCTCGGCTCGCCAAAGAAGCCGACATCAAACGCTCAACGCTCTACAGCTATTGGCGTGGAGAAACGGACTCAATGCTCGGCAGCAATCAGGAAAAGATAGCCGCCGTCTTTCGCACCAGCTCCGAGGCAATGTTTTCGCAAACTGGCGACGACGCCTCACTCTCGCCCCAATCCCCTGCCGAAATTGAAATGTCCAGTGTACCGGTGGTCGGCACGGTTCAAGCTGGGGTCTGGTTGGAGGTAGATGGGTTTCACGGGGATGCGGGGGATGAAGAGAGATTACCAGTGGTGCCAAATCCACGGTACGCCCAGTTCAAACAATGGGCGGTTAAAGTCGTTGGGGATTCAGTAAACAAGAGGATAGATGACGGGGCGTTCGCCCATTGCGTCGATGTGGAATGCGGCAAAGACCCGAAAGACGGCGACCTGGTGGTCGTGGAGCGGTTTCGGGATGATGGCGGGTTGGTGGAGACCACCATCAAGGAAGTGCGCATAAACGGCTCAGGGCTTGAGCTGTGGCCCTGCTCTACCAACCCCGCCCATAACGGCCCTATATCACTCGACAACGGCGAGGAGACCACCAGCGCCCGTATAAAGGGCTTTGTGATTGGTTCTTATCGGGAGTTTGATTGAGGGCTACAGCTTCAGCTGGGACTTGCAATCTTTGAGTATACTATTGGCTGTGTGTCGGCTCTTGAGGCCAAATGGCACCAGCTGAATGCGACCAGTCTCGCCGCATTCCCACTTTTCATGGGAGCCTTTGCCTTTTCCCTTTATCTTCGAATAGCCTAGCAGGCCCAACTCTTTGACGACCTTTTTGTAATAGCCGTCTGCCATTTTCTAGGCAATCGCCAGGTCAGGCTCTGGGCGCTGCCACAAAAGCGTCGGCACCAGATCTTTCATGGGGCGGTTGGCAAGGCCGGGCTGCAAAACATGGTTCACCATAATAAGCTCTGGCGCGAGTTCCAGCATGATTTCTTCAAACTCATCCAGTGTCGCAGCCTCAATGGCTAAACCGTCCACCTCACTTTTTGAATAATAGACTTTGGCTTCATCGTCCCACACCGCTTCAACCCGGTACGTCCGTTTAAGCATGATCGTCTCCAAATCTCTAAAACACTACTATCTCGCCGCTGCGTTAACACGGTTTTAAGACCGGTCTCCGCTCCCCCAAGCGCTGCGTCAGGGCTGAGTGATCCCCACTGACGGCTCCGTCACTATATGGGATCAAACGGGATGGGTGCAAATGACAACTCAGTTATTCGCCCATCACCACCCATTAGGTCACCCCGGATAGCCGGGTAAAGCCGCCATTTCGTGGCCTGAGAATACGGTTTATCAAAAAAGTACATTATTTCGTACTTTTGTGCTTGCTATGAAAGTACGGTTTATCGTACTATTTCTTCATCAACCGATGGAGAGAGCAAATGACCCACCAAGCAGTCCTCGAATATCTCGACCGCGAAATCGTCATTGAAATCGACGTAGACGGCACCCTCCGCGAGCGGTCCGTGTCGGCTTGCACTGTTGACCAAATGGTCGAGGACATCGTGTCCGGCGAAGCTGAAGACGCTGCCCACATCATTTCATTCAATCCCACCGAAGGCACAAGCCGCGACATCTCAGAAGATGTTGCACGCCAAGCCCTCG